TGTGGATAACCGCGACTTGCCCTAACTTGATCACGGGTCATTCCAATTAAAATATCTCCATTTTGAATGGCATCTTTTATTTTCTGTGGCAGATTTGGATGTTCTTCAAAATATCTTTCTCTGAATGATTTCATGCGTATTGCTTTTCCTAAATATTTCTCATTAATAAAGGTGCTTATTATTCCACTTTCTTCAGATAAAATGCATTTTTCGCACGGTTTATATCCTTGTTCGTGTGCTCGTTTTAGGGTCATAGTTCTTTTATTTTTCATTAATAAAGGACAACCCTCTACATGAAAAATTTCTTCTTTCAAATTAACAAAAACAAGATCATCTTCCCCGAGAAATTTTGTTTTCTTTTCTTCTTGAGATAAAGCTATCGAGCCTAAAAATAAAAGCACTAATCCCAGAATAAAAATTTTGACTCTCATAATCCCCCTTTTTTTAATTTATTTTCTGAATTCTTCTAAAATCTTCGTTTTGAAGTCCTCGAAGGCCTTTTCAATCAGATCTGATTTAGAAGGTTGTTTACCGAACATGAGGAAGTCAGAGACATCACAATTCAGAACTTCTGCTATTTTAAAAAGCCAATCAATATTGTAATTCGTGATCCCTCTTTCGATCCGGCTGATAGTATTTTTCGTTGGAGATTTATTCTGCTTTATTTTCTTGGCCAAATCCTCTTGTCTTAATCCCGCTTTTTCTCTGTAGTATTTTATAGCTAGACCTATGTCTTTCTTTGTGGTCAATCTAATCTCCGCTCCAAAACTTTCGAAACTACCCATTTGATTCCCATCACTTTCAATCCCTTGCTACGTCTATTCCCCTTGTTTTCTTATCATTTATTTAAATAAAAGAAAAATCAAAAAAAATGGAAAAAAAGCCTTGACAGGGCTATTAATCATCAATAAAATATAATATGCAGTGAGAAATAACGATAAAAGAGTATTATTACAAAAACTTAAAGAATTTCGATTAAATGAAGATCTTACATATCCGCAGCTTTCCACCCTAATAAAGACAATGACGGGGAATGGAATCTCCATTTCCCAATTACAGGTCCTCTGTAGTGAAAATTCTGAAAATAATCCTCACGAGCGAACCCTCCACAGAATTAAAAAATTCCTGAAGAAGATGGGAGTCCTATGACAGCCATCCAGGAAGGACTTCATAGCCAAAAGGCTACCGCCGCTTATTTCGGTGTCACCGTCAAGACACTCATCGAGTGGAGGAAGGCCGGCATAATCAAGGCGATCAAGATCAACGGCCTGGTCCGCTACCATCCTGACGAGATCAAAAGAGTCGAAAAAGAAAACACTATCTCAGTCAGACGCCAGAGGAGGAAGTTCATCTAATGAATAAAAGGATCCTTCTCAGGCTCCCGCTCATTCTTTTCTTCAACTGTTCTCGGGCTCACCAGGAAAGCCTCTCCCTCCTTATCCGGAACATAGTAGAAGACCTCTTTTGTCTCAGGATCGAAGAGAATTACTACTTTCATTTTCATAAATAAAAATAAGGATTAGTCAAACTATGGGCAATCCAAATAGTTGTTTAACATCGGAATTTCAATCCCTTCTTTATTACATCTTCACCTACAAAAAGAGATACAGCAAAAATGACGCTGCAATCTTCCTCGATAAATCTCCGGACACGTTTCAGCGCTACTGCAGCGGCCGGCTGCCTATCCCTGTTGATGATGCAAGGAATCTGATCAGGTTCATCGCCAAGGAGAATCCGGAAGACACCGAGCTGGCCGAATTCTTCTGCCCTCCTGGATATCTGGTCATACGCGATGAGAATGGAAAAACGGAACAGGATAAAAGAAAAGACAAAGAACTCCAGCTCTCGGTCCAGGTTGGTAAGGCCATCGATGAGCTCGAGAAGGCCTATAAAGACGGGAAAGTTGTAACGCTCGAATATAAAAGAGTCCACAAACCTTTGACCAAAATCCGCCAGCTCGCTGCAGAGCTGGATGAGGATATAAAAAAGGAAATCCGTTGATTGGAAAATTTCTCAAGATCGGAGGTGATAACTCCCACAGGCCGAAACTGCTATCTAAAAACAGTCCATGGTGTTCATCCGGAGGGTGCTTAAAAATGAGCGTGGAATCGGTGGGACCAGCGCTCGGCGCCCTTTCCGGATGGGCATGGTAAGGGAATTTTAAAAGAGAGGTGAGAATGGAAAAGCAAATTGAAAAGAGTTTCGAATGCCCGGCCAGTCAGAATCCTTGGGAAGCTGAATGCGAGGTCTTCGCGAATGGCAAATACTTCTGTCCCTATGCTGCGCTACCTTATTTGGCTGAACGGATCTTTCTCCCTACTTGTCCTCATTTTACATGGGTGAAGAGGTGAACGATGGAAGATACAAGAAAGTACAACTCAAAATTGCTGGCTGAATGGCAGAGCGTACATTGTAAAGGTTGCACATTCGCAGAAGAAAAACTTGTGGGTACCGGGAAGCCTTGTTGCACTTTTCACGGTCCTCCCAGGACTGACAAGGATGGGAAGTGCCTCAATCGAAAGGAGAAAGAATAAGAGATGAAAAAGAATAAAGGAATTGGTGAAAGAGGAAAACTTGAGGGTTTTGCCATAAGGACAGATTCAGGATTTATTCATGTTGATGAAAATGGTCAATGGTGGTTAGGCGGTGGCTCCTCAATCGGTATCGCTATTTTTCGAGACAGATGGCAGGCAATAAAAATGGCAAAAAAGATAAGAAGGCAGAGACCAGATTTAATTGGATGGACACAAACAGTGCGAGTTTATGATGTTAAATATTAAAGGAGGAATCATGAAGAAACAAAAAAGCCCGGCTCCGGGAGAAGCCAGGCTGACCAATTTTGTCTGCGCTGACAAACAAACGGTCGAGAAAAGTCTATCACAATCCAAAACGCGGCACAAGAGCGATGAATAAAGAACTGATCATCTACTTCCACAGAAACGGCAAGCCAGGATGCAGATTCAGTCTAAATCCAGAGAAGAAGAAAAAGCTTACGCGGGAACTTCGAGACGAGAACATCCGGATCGCAGAGGAACGTGGGAGAGAGGACCTCATCGAAAACTTCAAAGAGTCAATTGAGATCAACCTGACTCCCTCCCAAATCCGAAAAAAATTGAAAGGAGGTAAACATGCAAAAAAAGAAAACCGATAAACCGGTCAAGGTCGACCAAGCAAAAGAAGTCGCCCTCACGACCGATTTCTGCAGACTTTACGTGAAGGTCCGCAACGGCCAGATCCTCAAGCCGATCAGGGCCTTATTCACTCTTTACCATAAGCTGGGCCATCTCTACAAAATCAAAGGCTCCTATGCCATCTCAAGTCCAGGATACCGGATCTTGAACAAGGTGGCTTCAGTCAGTCTCGCGACTCCTGAAAAAGTCATTGTAGACGGAAGAGATCAACCTAATCCCTACATCGAACGAAACGAGGAGACCAAGATGAACGAGATCGTCTGGATCCGGAAGGTCGGGATCGGATACAGCCTGGCCGGAAACATCGTCGCCATCGACAAGACCCTCTGCTACAACATCAAGACCTATTTCCTTCAATCCATCCAAGCCAAGATGGAAAAGAAAGAATACGACAAACAGGGAAATGTGACAGATAAGTTGCTCCATCCGAACTGCGCAAAGCTGGGAACAGAAGATAAGGAGCCGAAGGACGAAGGGGATTGGACCTTCTTTAAAGTAGAACACCCAATCGGAATTTGGGTGAACTATTCCGATCCTGCAATTCTCGATTGCGTAAAGGAACACATACAGCGGCAGCGCTTTGGAGATCGCATCGCTCAGACCATTGTCGAGAGGAACATCTTGAGAGACCATCCGGCCATCTCGGTCTCTACGGTCGAACCAAAGACGAAGAACGGCCTGGTCGTCGCCCACGTCCCGGTTTATGGATTTCGCCACGAGCTCGAGGCACCCAACATAAAGGAAATCATGTCGCAGTTGGAGAAAGGGGAAGAGACGATCGAAGTTCAAGCTGAGGTCATCGATGAAGTTCCGGTCGAAGAAGAGCAGGAGGCCATAAAGGACGTCGCGAAAGCGGACAAAGAAGAAAAACCGAAAGAGAAAAAGAGCCCAGCACAGATGAAGGATCCGTCGGAGGATCCTGACTTTGAACCGAACCAGCAGCAGACCTTGATACCGGAAGAGGGAGAAGAGAAATGAAGGAGCTGCAGACAACAGAATCAACCAAGGCGACTGCCGAAGAAGTCCTTTATACGGGATTGAACGATATAGCGGCCGAGATAAGTGCCAAGCTCGACGTCGAAAGACGGGCGTGGAATCCATCTGATCATTCCCTGTATAACTGGGCCTCGGAAATTCATCATCCCTGCATGAAGCACCTGGTCCACTGCCGGGTCGATTGGAAGGAACGGCAGCCGATAGACCTCGACGGTAGATGGCGGGTTGACGAAGGAGTCAGAATCGAAAATGAAGTCAAAAAATGGTTCATTGACATCGGCTATGAGCTCACTCAATCACAAAGAAAATTCAAGACAGACGACCCGGGCATGGAGGAATTCTACGAACTTTGGATATCCGGAAAGATTGACGGCATGTCCCCGCTCAAAAGAAAACTGCCCGAACCTTTCAGCCATCTCAGAGAAGCACCGGGTGAAGTCAAGACCGTGAATCCCAATTACTGGAATTCGACCAAGACCGTGGAGGACTTAAAGCGACATCCGAAATTCTGGATTAACAAAATCCCGAGCCAGCTGAATATCTATCTCGCATTTACAGGATCTCCGGGAGGATTTCTGATCATCGTCACGTTCGGGAAAAAGCCCCGAATCCTGCCCATGCTGTTCGACCAGGAGCTATGGGACCGCGACCGGGCCGCGGCCATGAAAGTTAATGCCCATGTCGCGGCCGGCACGTATCCGGAGCCGATTCCTTTCGATGCAACAATCTGCGGGATGTGCGACTTCAATCACATCTGCCAACCGATAAAGCCCACGAAGATGCAAGGAATTGACCCCCTGGATATATTCAAGCTCGAGATGTACCTGGAGCTCAAGGACCAGAAGAAAAAATTCGAAGAACTCCATGCCGAGCTCATCGGGACCAAGAAGAAGCCGGGCAAGTACCACGGCATAGATGGAATAATCGAGGACATTGAAATCAGCACTTCGAGTTATATGAAAAAGAAATTTGAGGTCCCTAAAGAAGTGAAAGAAGAATATCGAGTTGAAGATGAAGAAGTCATAACGACCACGATTGAACGAAGGAGCCCATAAAGGAGAAAAAAATGGCAAGCACTGAACAACAAAAACTGGAAGAGCGGGCCCTGGGATTCCCGGACCAAGCCAGACAGATCCAAGTCGTGGACCAGGAGAGTCTCAAGAAGGCGAACGAATTCATCCTCGCGGTCCGGAATCTGAGGAAAGAGATCTCGGCCGTTTTCGATCCCATAATCAGCAAAGCCCACAAAGCTCACATGGAGGCCATCGAGCAGAAGAAAAAGGCCGAAGAGCCGTTGATACAGGCCGAGAGAATTGTCGGCCCGGAGATCGCGGCATACAAAAGAAAGGAAGAAGAAGAGAGGCGTCGCGCGATCGAAGAGGCCCGGAGAAAGGAAGAGGAAAGGCGCCGGCAGGAAGAGGAGCTCCGGAGAAAGGCTGAGGAAGCGGAGAAAGAAGGAGAGACTCAATGGGCCGAAGGTTTCAAGAAAAAGGCCGAGGAAGTATCCAAGCCTACGTTCAAAGAGGATCTCAAAGCAGCTCCGGAAGTGACAAAGCTCGAGAAGACTCATGTTCGAAGAGACTGGAAATGGCGTCTCATCGATGAGAGTAAGGTCCCGCGGCAATTCATGACGATCGACTCGGCGAAGATCACCCGGTACGTCAAAGCCAACAAGGACAAAGCGGATATCCCCGGCATCGAAGTTTACTATGAGGACAGCGTATCAATCAGGAGCAAATAACAATGTATATCGAGCCGTTGAAATTTCTCCTGTGGACCATAGCCTGTGTGGCCTTTGTGGCCGTAGCGCTCTTTTTCATCGGCAAGGCGCATGAAGCATCGAAGACCAAGGACGAGCTGAAGAGGCTCCGGAACTGGAAGGAGGCGACAAAGGGGCTCTGCGAAAAGCTCAAAGATGGAAATGATCAAGGTGATTATCTACCGGTTGATCTCAGCAAATTCAAGAGAGCAAAGCGCCTGACATCTTCGAAGAAAGGGAAGCCTGGACCACAGTATGAGATCGTCACGCAGGGAAATCCTCGAGAATTTTAGGAAGTCCATGATCATGATCGGGAGGGCTGCCGTTTCACCAGCTTTGTCCCTGTTCCACAGCCCTCCCCTTCCTTTGAGGGCAAGGATGCAATTCGGTGGAGTGGAAATAAAAAGGAGAAGAATACCACCAGACGCCGTGCTCCCATCCTTGCCTTGAAAGGAAGTAAATAAATGAACAAGGAGAACACAAAAGAATTCCGATCCGTCGCGATAAGGATCATTCTCCCTATTAATTTTCGCTGGACCTGCCCCGATTGCCAGCAAGAATATCTCGAGATCATTCACGACTATCCGATTTCAGACTACAGGGTTCAGTGCAAACAATGCGGGAAGATCTTCACAACTTCGAGTTAAAAATGAAGGTAGCCCTGGCCATTGTATATTTAGCGCTTTGGATGGGATTCACCATCTATTTTATGGATTCACGAGTGAAGAAATGATCAAGACTAAATTCGGCAGCCGAGTCGTTATCATTGATCTATTCCCTTCCTTCGGAGATCTCGAGCGCGTGTCCATTGAATTCATTGAGACCGGATTCCAGACCTTCATCAATGTAGAGGACTTGGTCGAGACAAGTAAGGGAGAGATCCGGAGAGAGATAAATAAATTGAAAGAAGAGAAAAATGAGGGGCGCAGCTAAAAAAAGGGATTGCCCAAGGGAACGAATTCCCTCCTCATTTCAACCCATCATTGCTTTTTCCTGCAGCTGCGTCCCTCTGAAAGGATATATTAATGCCGGTTGAGAGCTACAAAGAGGACAAACGCCCTTCTCAACAGTGGTATTGGGATGATTGGTTTTCAGCTTTTGATGCGCG